TTATCAACCAGACGAAGACTGAGACAAGAACTTTAACGAATACTATAACAGAAACAAAGACTGAAGCAAGGACGGAAACATTGACAGCCAAAGAAACCTATATTACCACTTTGGTTGAAACAAAAGAAGCTTCTTCTAACATTGACAAACTTCTTTTAATATTATATGGTGCCATAATAGGATTGTGTGTTTCAATTATTCTCATCATCGCCTTCAAGAAAAGGGTTTAGATTCTTCTTCTAATTATTACCTCGTAATAGATTACTTGGCCGTTAATGGTCATAGGAATAATGCCTCTAACCTCCCATTCAATGTTAACGTAACTTATTCTGTCACCGATTTTTGGTGTAACCTGATATAGGAAAAGTTTGGCATAGTGGGTTGGAAGAAGTCCCGGTTCAACAAACTGATATTCTCTGTCAGAAATGTTTGTTACAATCGCCTTAAAAGTTTGGTTCGAGAAAGAATATATTGGGTGACCGTAACTGTCTTCGCCACTGTCTGTTCTCGACATGTACGTTATAGGAAAACCTAATGTCTCAATCATCTGCTTAAATGTTGCCTTCAAATGTTCTACTTCAAGGTTCAGGAGAGGAGTTGGAAGAGTATATTCCATACTATTTCACCTCTACGGCATCCATGTTTGACCACGTGAAGGAATGTAGACAGAGGAAGGCGAATATGAGTCCACGACCTCAACTCCTGTGAGCATAATATATATTCTCCTCAACTGCTCGTTCAAGGATGTCTCAAGCTTTTCGAAAGCACTTTCTATTGCAGGAAGTCTTTCAACTGTAACGGCACCGACACCAAGTCTTGCACCAGAGAACACGATATTCGATGCCATAACCTGGATAAGCCACAGGGAAGCAAGTTTTGTAGCAAAGATTTTGGCAAGATTAAACTGGTCTGAGCCAGTCAAGTCTCCAAACAATTGAGTGGTAACCTCATTTGCTTGGGCAACATAGTTGCTTATAACATCTTCTGAAGTTGGGATAGCGTAAAGTAAGTACATGGTCGGATTGTCTGTACTCTTTTGGAGGTTAAGTTCGGTTACAACAGATGGAACATCAGTGTATGCTACCATTGAACATGTTTTTAGGAAAACGAATATTTAACTCTTTCCCAACCTCTCTTTTATCTTCTCTATCTCATCCTTTAATTCGATATAGTATTTTAGTGTGTCCAAATCCTTTTTTGTCCTAACAAGGTCTTTCACGAGCTTGATTGCCTCAATATCTTTTCGAGTCAATTTCATTGTCAACAGAGCCTTCTGACATTCTAAAACAATATAATTTTGTCCCTCAATAGTGTCAAGGTTTACGTTAGAAATGTCAAGGAGAAAATTTCTCTTTTCAGTATCCACTTTCTCCTCTACAACATTTTCTTCTATTACTTCTTCTTCTGTTCCATCCTCTTCCAAGAAGACACCTCTTATTTCTTGATTTCCTCTGGTTTCAACAGCTTTAGCTCCAGAACACCTTTCTCTTTGTTCACTTCCCACTTGGCAAACATTAGAGTGTCCTTGTTAAAGTCTGGATAAAGTTGTCTAACCAGAGATGCCGAGAGACTTACTATTGTCGTCGCAGTCTTTCCCTTTGTTCCTACATGTATCAATTTTATTATGCCCTTCATACGATTATAAACGTCCTACATAAAGATATATAAACTTTACTCTCTCCCATAAAGTTTAAAAGAAAGAATGACATTAGATAACGTATGCGTGAATGTGCAAACTGTCCATGGGCAGTATATCCAACATTGTATCCAGGAAAACTTTATTGTCCAGTCTTCAACAAGTACAGGAGTATGGATGCAAAATGTATTGATGAGTCCTATGCACCATAGAAAAGTTTATAAAAGGGTATCTGGAGGCTAAAGGTATGCCGGATGTAATATATGTTGGAAGAAAACCTTTAAAAACATACTTTTTGAAAGCAAGTTTCGAGCTAGCGAACAAGGGTTCAGTGTCACTGTCAGCAAGAGGCTCTCTTGTCTCAAAAATGTTTGTGGTCGTAAAAAGATTATGTGATGCGTCAGGATGCACGTTTTCTGTGTCAGAAGTAAAGTTCGAGGAAAGGCCTACACAGGATGGGAAGAGGACAAAGATTGTTCCAACAGTAACAGTCTTATGCAAGAAAAGTGTCTAAAATGGAAACTATTTTTCTCGAGATGAAAAGCATTGTCTTCGAAATGGAAACACTGTTCTTTAACTCGTTTCAACCAATGTAAAGGTGAAGGTATAAATGTCTGGAATACCACCAGTGTGTTCAACCCTCACATTTTCTACTTGAACATTATGTAACACACCCTCCGGGTCATAGAAGTTGAAAGAAGGTTGATATAAGATGTTCAAATAATATTCTGCCTCAGAAGAACCTATTGCTATCGCCTCAATTTCAAACCTCCTGTTCTCTGTTCCAAGATACTGTAACGCATCAAGGTTACTTGAAACAAGAGTATGAGAAATAATTTTTGCTCTCCTTGAGACAGTAAAACGTGTCATTCTAAAAGAATAACCACCTGGAATATATGGCATACAATTTTCATATTCTATAAGATTATTTAACCTTTTCCAACCAGATTAGAAGACTTCAACATCACCTTTCCATATTTCCACGTCCACATTGTACAAGTCTGTTCCAGGCTCCCTTCTTCCTTCAACAGAATAAACGTATCCCGTGAAAGAGGAGACAGGTGTAATACACAGTATTCCGATAGCATTCGTCATACATGTTTCAAACCAGTCGTAAACTGACTTGGGAACACGAGCATATGAGAGAGTATATGATGGGGTGTGGACACCGAGTGCTTGAACAGCATCTGATGCAAAAGGAACTCTTAACACGACAGTCTTCTTCTCTATCCTTGTCTCCAAAACTGTTCCCTCATAAGATAGGACATTAGAGCTTTTAACGAATGCCACAAAATCTATTGCAACATTCTGTGCCGAAGTAAACCTATGCTTGTATGCTGTCCCAGAAAAGGAAATGGATGTAGAATATACACTATACTGTGGCAACGGATAAACTACGGTCTGAAAAAGAATAGTGTTGCTTGAATCCAGAATCTGGTATGTGATACTGTCTCCAACGTTCACTCCATGAGATTTGATATAAAGTGTGTCAAACTGTGTCTGGTTTATTGTGACAGGAAAAATTCTTTCAAAAGAACCGTTTGAAATGATAAGCTCGTCTCCGTTTGCTGTCCCGCTTCCGCTTACAAGACTCCAGTTGGCTGGCCTAAACGCCTCCTCCTTATAATAGCATTGGTAAGTGTAATAGTATGGCATAATCTCACCCTATCACGTCTGCAATAGACCTCCTCTTAACACTGCACCTAATCCACCTCTTGCCTGAAAGTTTTTTGTCGTGGTTCTAACGAACCCAATTTGAACTGACACAGTATATTTTCCATAAGTGTTGTTGCTTGTGTTCTTGAAAACCATAATATATCTTCCACTGTATTCTGTTAAAGTGCTTAAGCTACTGTCTACAACGGGAGAGAATGCGAGTGTCAAATCATATTTTGAACCAAGCTCAACATCACGGGAGAATACTTTTGAAGCATCTGGTGCAATAAGGTACACTGACACTTTTGGCTCAACATTGGTTGTCCCGTTCACAATAAGTTTCACGCTTTTAATGAGAAAGTCTACTGAGGAAGAGGTTGTTTCCTTGATAAAGGCACTTGTAATATCTATTGGTGCAACATACACGTCCTTTAATGTAGTGTCCTTGAGTTCAAAAGAGAATGAGATAGGAAGATACTCGTATGTTCCTCCGGCAGTAGTATAAAGTGCATCTCTAACCTCCCTCTTGAACGAGCCCATGAGAGTGTTCAATGAAGGTTGGGCGAATCCTGTAATAAACTGTGGTGCCTTCTGGACAGGATACGATAGCCTCAACTCTATCTCTTCACCTTTGTCAATAGAATATGCTATTTCTACAACTCTCACTCTTGCCGTAATAGTGTCGCTTCCAAAAATGTTTGTTAAACTGTCTCCATAGACTTTCACAATATCTCCTGGATTAACAAGCTGTGTCTTGAGGAAAAAGTCTTTTATGAACTTCACATTCAAAGATGGAATAGGTTGAGAAAGAAGTGGAAGTAGATTGTAAATGTAGGTGTGGATTTCGTTTTCTGAAACACATGAGCCAAGAGGTTTAGTAATCTGTTTCAAACCATACTGTTTAATACTCGCATCATCTCTCACGAGTTCTGCTTCAATAATGTCTGCACCCATGAACTTTCCACCGCTTACAACAATACTGTTTCCCATTTCCTCGTAGTCGAAGGAGAAGTCCATTTCAACAGCATTCTGTCCCTCTATTATAACAAAGGTGCTACTCTTGTCTTGGCCTATACCATACTGGTTGTTTGCCGGGTCAAATTTTACAATACTCAATGTCGGTGTACTTTGTGTAAAATCAAGCTTGAACTCTCCAACCATTTCAGTTAATGCTGTCGAAACAAGCCTTTCCAACGTTTCTGCTGGAGTAGAATATTGAACGAGAATGTAATCGTTTACTTCAACATTTTCAAAGTCTGTTGTACCCCTTTCTATGACTGGAATGTATGCTGAACATTCTGACGCCTTATAGTTTTCCATTATACCCGTGAAAATCATTCCAAACGTGTAATTTAATGTTGGATTGAGAGAGAAAATGTAAGGGTTTTCTGGATAAAATTCTGGAGTCTGATTAGGTATCCTCAACAGTTTTGTTTCAAGAGCATACCATAATCCTCTTCCCGAAAGCTTGGTAACCTTTCCACCGCTTGAAATTTCAAATGCCTTCTTGGTTATTATTCCTCTGAAAAGCATGACCGTCTCATTTATTTCAGGATTTATTCTGTAAACAAAAATTTCTCTACCAACCTCATATGGTACTATTCCTGCAACCGAAAGGTCGAAACTGTCTTCTCTCGGATGTAGTGCCCTCTTCAAATTCAATGACATTAAATTGGTTATAAGATGGCTTTCGTCTGGATAAACGTAGTAAACCTTGTATTGGACAGGCATTCACTTCACCTATGGTCCTGCGAGGACACCTCTGACATATAAACCTTTTTGGATAGCCTCTGATACAGCCCTCTGAACCTCATCCCTTACCCTTGACACGTCAACATCACTTGAAACGTTGAATGTCATGTTCACGTTAATGTTTGGAGAAACGTTTGTGACACGATTGCCTTCAAACCCCCTCCTCGTAACCATCTCACCTGGGTGAAGATAATATAATCCTCCTCTCTCTATTTCTCCTCCAACCTGTCTTCCACCTCCAAACAGTGCACCTAACACTGGAATGTTTTTTACAGCATTACCTAAACCGCCTATCGTGTCAGTGATAGGTTTCAGGACACCCATTACAGTGTTTCCAAAGTTTGTGAACACTCCTACCAGAGCATTAATAACATTTCCAAAGTTCGTGAAAAGAGACATTACAACTTCCACTCCCTTTGTTATATTTTCAAACCAAGTGGAGAAGGTTGTGCTTGCGACTGTGATAGCACCTCCTACCGTTTTCGTGATAGCATCATGTATTCCGCCAATAGTTTGAGAGAATGATGTAACACCTTCTGCTATTCTCTGCTGTATCCAACCTATTCCCTGTCCTATAACATCTCCAGCAACACTAATCGCTTTCCCTAAAACCACTGTGAAAATACCAAATCCTTCAGCAATCTGTTTCAGAACAGGAGGAAGATTTTGAGCGTAATCGACAATCGCATCTCCAGCTTCTGCAACACTTCTTCCAACACCTGAAGTGGACTCAATAATTTCCTTGTTCCTCTTCTTTATACCCTCATATCCTCCCAACACCTTTTCTGCTATAAAACCTACTGCACCGAATGCGGCAACAACCATTCCTGCCGCCGCAATAACACCACCAAATGAGCCAACAAGAGCCTGAAATGCTCCTGTGAGAACACCTGCACCATGTGCAAGAGAACCAAGTGCACCAGACAATGTTATGTTCGCACCAATCATATTACCAATAATTTGGATTGCACCATATAATGTGAGAACAGCAGTACTAAATGTTCCAACTACATCAACTCCTGCAAGTTGTAGCCTCCACCATGATACTGTCGCCTCTTGGTTTGCAGTCTTCACCTTCAATTGAGCATATGATAGTGCCTCAGCCGCTCTCTTCGCCTGTTCACTGTCCTTTCCATATCTTGCAACCGTCATCCTATACATTGCTAGAGCCTGATTATATTCCCTCTGTGCACGGTAAACCTCAATTTGGGCTGAATATACTTCAAGCTGTTGTCTTGCAAACTCATACATTACATCTGTTACTGATTGAATGATATTAATGGCACTTGAATAGACTTGAGAAAATGCTCTTGCTCCTTTCTTCAATTCATCCAATTCTTTATTTTCTCCACGCATTGTCTCTATCTGTTTCTTGATTGACTTCTGAAGTTCTGCTGTTATCTTCATATACTTTTCAACTGAAGTGTTGGTAGCCTTTAGAATCTGTTGCATTACAAGATATTGTCTTGCAAGGTTGTCAAGTGCTTCAATCTGTTCCTTTGAAGCACCAGTAGATTTCATGAACGTGACTACAACAGCCATTAATGCTGAAGCGAAAAGGTTCATTGCATTATAGAGGCTTTGAAAGTTCATGTTCACGAGTTCAAGCACTTGAGCATGTTCTTTTGCGATAGCATTCAGTTCAGAATATGCTCTCTTCTGTTCATCAGCTGACCTTACAACATCTCTACTTCTATCCTCTTCTCTTCCTACATCTCTGTCAACGTCTTCATCGAAGCTCATGGTTTCTTCACCTCAAGCTTCCTCTGCATTTCCCTCTGTATAGTATCCTCTATGAAAAGAAAGACTTCAATATCGTATAATGGCATTTCATCTACATTCTTTGCAAGTGGAACACCAAAGTGTTTGTTCAATAAGTATTTTAGAACATACTCCTCAATATATGTCTTTTCTTCTTCTACAAAAGTTGTTCCCGTTAGAATGTATTCTTTAACTCCTCTAAAAAATTCTTTTTAGGCTTGTTGAAGGTCATTATCTGGAAAAAGAGTTCGTCTGCTTCCTCTTGAGAGAGTGCTAACACGTCTTCCATTTTCTCAAACTTTGGTTCGATAACAGACAACATAATCAGTTCCGCTTCCATTTCAACAATCTTTTCTGGGTCAATTTGAGACAAGTCCTTGTTCATATACTTCATTAAAACTTTCCTGTCTCCTAGAACCCATTTTCTAATCTTATACTTTTTGCCATTGACTTCAATTTCCCTAAAATTTTCTGTCATGATACTGTCACCCCCGTTCCCTGGAAGTTGACTGTTAAAGCAATCAACTCATCTGGTCTAACAGGCTTTTCTATTGAAGAAAAGATTGCGTTGTTTACGCTGACACTGTGTCCGTCTCCAAGGTCAAGTGTCAAGGTTGAAGCAGAAAATGCTGTAAGCTGATTGTATTCGTCAAGATTTTCAAATGTTACTCTCATACTTCCTTCAATGCTTGCCGTCAAAGTTGGTATAGCCCTCACCCAAAACTGTCCAAACTTGTACACTCTCTCCAACCTATTTCTTAACTCCATACTGAACTCTAGAACCTTTGGCACGACAACAGTATCCTTTTTCACTGAAATGGTTGCAAAGTAGTATGGCGTCTTACTTGGGTCACTTGGCATTGTTACACCAGTTGGAAGACTGTAACTGAAGTTTTGAGCTTGAAGAGTGCATGATACTTCAAGAGGCTCTCCCGTTGTACCCCTTATCCTTATAGTTTCAACTTTTGCACCGAAGACTGTTATCGCTTGAGAAATGTCCGGAAACTGTGTGGCAATAGAGTAACTTGCATCTGGGTTAGAAATGAATTGGTTTAATACTGTATAGTCTTGAGGATAAAATGTTGCGTCAATAGAAATAGCCCTCTGCCCCTGGACAATGTAGCTTGGAAACCTTATGTTTCCAATTTCATAGACTGCGACAGGATTCAATTCTCCTCTAACCGTAATATTCTGTGTTGCACCAAGCCAACTGTATGATGTAGAAGTAGGAGACACTCCATATGTTGTTTCAGTAGCATAGCCTACTTTGGCCTTGTAACCTACTGCAATGACTGAACTCATATCGTAATGTTTAGGAGAACACTATATTATAAACTTTTTGTTCAACTTTTCAGACCAACATAATAAAGTTTATAAATGTTCACTGCCTTCTCTACGGTAGAGGTGAATAAAAATGACAATATTTAGTAAGAAGGTGAAAGCAAGATACTACATAGACGATGAAAACGAAGAGGTAAGAGAAGTAGGAGTCTTTGAAATAGAAGTTGATGGAGACCAAGAGTATGTGAACATTGTGTTCGGAAAAAATCTTCTATCTATTCCAACCAAAGAACTGAAGGGTCTTGAAGAGGTTATTGAGAAGTCGGAATAAACGGTTCAGCAACACTCTCGTACACTACTCTATACATTACCTGTTGACCAAGCTGGTGTCCAATATCTTTTATCAGTTCCTCTAGAAAGGCTGTTGCATCAGGGTCAGAAACCATGTCATATGTAATCTCATACACTTTGTTAATCATGTCCTCCGTTATACCAGTCTCAGGGTCTCTCCATACACCATACTCTTCTCTCATAGAAAATCCTCCGAACACTTCCTTCAAATGTTCTTCAATGTCATCGAACACTGACTCAGGTACAGGGCTACCGTCGTTCAAAAACTGTGGAACATATATTTCCATTGTAACCCACTTGCTTTCCTCCCTATATATTTTCTTGACCAGCATTGTAAAAGATTTTGTGGAAGAAGTATTTAAGGTTTATTTCCCTCAAGCACTCTAATCTTGTTCTCAAGTTCTTCAACCTTGTCCGACAACTGTTTAATACACTGTATCAGCCAACCTACCGTATGACAAATGTTTACTGTATCAGAGTTTATTATCTCGTTCACCTTCTCCTCTATCTCCTTTTCATCGTCTTCTGTTAGTTCAAGAGACTTTATCTCCTGTCCTCTGTTTTCTCTTGACTTTTCTGCAATCTTCTCTCTCCTTATCCTTTCTCTGACCTCATCAATTTCGTTAGAAATGTGTGTCGGCAGAGACTTCTCAACAGGTAAACCGTCTTCCCTAAACTGTACTGCTTTCAAATCATCTAATCCCTTCAAAGGTCTCTTCAGAGGCTGTGGAAGACCAACCGTACCATAAAGTTTTGACGCTTGAACATTATTAACCCAAATTGTGTACCATTTCAAGGTGGAGAAACCAATTGCCCCCGTTCCATCCCCCTCTCTGGGGGAAAGATATGAAAAATCTCCATATTTACTGTAAATGTAATACAAATAGTATGTGGACGTGCCAAGTTTACCATAGTTTCCAGTATTACTTCTTAGACACGGGTCACTACCATCGTATGTAAAAATCCAAGGATAAGTTGTTCCACTTGGAGTTATCGTTACAGTCCCACCATTAAATGTGGCGTTCGGAGAAGATACTGTTCCATCAACGTATGCATTTCCACTTAAGAAAATATCTTTCCATTTATAAGAACTATTTCCAAGCGAATATGTATTAGTAGACCGTGGAACAAAATTTTGGGAATATATTAAATTATAGGGAGAAAGATAAATGTCTCCAGAATTGGATATTAAAACTAAATCATTGACTCCAAAAAGAACAAACTGACCCGTTAATGCATTAAGCCATCCTTCTGTCCCTCCAGAAGTATTATAAAAACCGATATGATTACTTCCCTTTATAGAAATACCATTATTATCAAGTATCACACTTCCTCCTCCAGCATAAAGTTTACCATCACTTGATTGAACATACCAAGTTTTTGTTGTTCCACCACTGTATCCTGCAAGCTCTGAAGGCGTCATCCTTATACCTGCCGGCCCACCGACTTCTCCAACATTCTGTGCTGTTCTAATGTCCTTACCATATATTTGGTTTGATGTTATCTTATCACTTGTTATCGCACCTGCTACAATTTTATCGCTTGTTATAGCACCTGCCGCAATCTGGTCAGCTTTAATACTTCCTGTTCTAATCATATTACCTTCTATCCGTGTCATATTCTCTGCCAAATGATATGTTCCATTATCGTTTATTGCAATAAGAAAGACGCCTTCACCGCCTGCTGGGGCATCATTGGATGTAGTAAAACTTGTGCTTCCAACATTCCAGATAACATAAACATTATTAGTGTAACCACTGGAAATAGAATATTTTGTACCATTGTATATAATGTTTCCAGAAGACCACGCAATATATCCTGCTGACGGATTATTATTGTACCATGTGAAGGAATCAAGAAATATTCCCTTTACTCTCAACTTGTCTGCTGTTATAGTTCCCGCTTGAATCATGTTACCTATTATAGTGTTTGCTTGAATTACACCAGAACCGATTGTAGGCTTATATGAATCGAACATGAGTATTGTGCTTGGCCCAAGGCTTGTGTTCACGTCTGCGATTGCAACCAAACCTTTTCCAACGCCAACAGCATTAGAGTATGTTTGAGAATAGTGTAGGCTAGTATCAGCATCTGTCCAATAAAAGTACCATACACCGTTTGCGAATGTTGTCCCCGTCAAATTCTTTGTTATCATCCTCGTTGTCCCGTCAGCAAAGGTGATTGTCGCATCAGATGAACCATCTTGTGCCGCCCAATAGAATTTTCCTCTCGTGGAACTGTCTTCCCAAATTTTAAGGTTAGAAACCCATGGCTTGACTTCAATATTCAAATCCAATGTCTTGAGAGGAATAGGAGAGGCTGAAACTTCACTAGAAAAGCCGCTTTTGTTTCCCGCAAAATCTACTGCCCTAATCTTGTAATAGTATGTTACACCAAGAGAGACAGCATAGTCTACGAAACGAGTGTTTCCAGTGTTCGCATAAAATGTTTCACCACCAGAAGAAGTTCCCCTCCACACTTCATAGTGGTCAAGGTCTGCTTCAGAGTTAGGAGACCATGAAACTATTACACCAAGTTCTACTCCAACTGCTGTAACATTTTGTGGCACAGAAGGAGGTCCTGGAACAATATCAATGTCAGTTGGAAGAGGAGATGCACTTGCCTCGTTAGAGAAGTCGCTCTTGTTTCCCACCCTATCTACTGCCTTCACTTTATAATAGTAGGTGTTGCCCTGTGAAACGTTTATGTCAACATAACTGTTTGAAGCATTGTTGCAGAAGAAGGATTCTCCTCCAGAAGATGTTCCCTTCCAAATCTCATAATGGTCAAAATCGGCTTCACTGTTAGCATTCCATGCGAGGAGAATTGAACCCGGTTTTCCTGTCGCAGTCAATCCCGTTGGCGGAGAAGGTGGCCCAGGAGGATTGTCCAAGCCAAGAGAGGCAGGATACCTTTTCTCTATATATATTACGTTTGTCGTGTAAATTGAACCGTTGGAGGCATCTGTTGCAGTAACATAGATGATGTTGTTCACATAAGATAATGTTGTTATCGCTATCGTCGCATTCGATGTCGCAGGAGAATTTTTTGTGAAGCCACCAGATAAGGTAGAGGGATTAAATGAAACTGTAACACCACTGTCGCTTCTTTCAAGAGTATATGAGAGGTTCACGTTGTTCGGGTAAGTGTCTATGTCGACTGGAAAAACTTTTATGACAAAAGAATAAGATGAGTTCTCGTCTACAATGAAACTGTTTATCGCATTCCCGTTTGAGTCCCTGAAGGTCATTCCCAGAGTATACTGTGTTGCTGGAAGAACTACAAGTGTTAAATCTACTGTCTTTGTTGTTGAACCGCTTACTCCTGAAACCCTTAACGTAAAGTTTCCTGGTGTAGTGCTTCCAACATTAACCGTCATAGTAGCATAATCTGATGGAGTGAGAGAAGTTTTGTTAAAGGAGATTGTTCCAGCCCATCCTGAACCGCTTACAACAGAACATGATAGGCTCACAGTTGAAGCAAAACCTAAAAGAGAGTTGGCGTAGACTGTAAAAGTTGTACTCTTGTACCTGTTAACGACTTCATAGTTTCGGTCTAATGCTAGAGAAAATGATGGTGTAAGACTCATACTTAAAATTTTTCATGCCACAGTAATATATAAACTTATTTGCCCTTTTCCTTTAGAAACTCTTCAAGTTTTTCAACAGCATCCTTAAGTTCTGGATTAGACTGTATCTCCTTCTCCAATTTCATAACAAGTTTTCTTCCCTTTCTTGAGATAACATACTTGTTTCCTCTTTCACTAACCACTTTTGCCGCCTCAAGAACGCCCATTGTATCCTCTAACTCTTTAGAATAGTATCCGTAAAAGTATTTTGTGAAACTAAAGTTTGGTAAAAGATTATATTTCTCATTCAACTCGTGAACCATTTCATGAAGTTTTCTCCTTTCAATGCTTTCGAACTTGTTTAATAAAAAAAGGATTGGAAGATAATTCATTTCCACCTTCACTCTTTTCTTGCGACAATAACCCATTCATGTCTTATCTTTGGCACTTCAGGATGACGTTTCTCGTATAATATTCTCCAGAACGATTTTGTCTGCAACCTTAGCTTGTAAACTTTCTCAAGTTTGAACCCAACCTTTTCCATCAGTAGCCAAGTATGATATGGTAAATCAACTATCTTCTTGTTTCTGATAAAAGGCTTGACTATAATAATCGCCTTGCCACCATGTTTAAGAACCTTGTAGCATTCACTGTAAACTTTCAACATTGCCTCAAGATATGTTTCACTTTTCCCCTTCTTCTCATTCTTTTGTTTCTGTATCTGTTCAACAATTTCTGGTGTCGCTTCCACTTCCTTTGTCCACTCCCATATTGTTCCCTTTCTCTCTGGTCTATTTTCACCCATAATCTTTCATCTCATTAACTTTATAACTGTCTTATTTAAACTTTATCGTATCCGATGACGTCAAGAAACTCTTCAAGCTTTTTGAATGGAATTGTTCTCCCGCTTAAAAAATGTTTAGGAAGTTTCTCCAAAACCTTTTCTCTCGAAAGAGGGCTCTCCAACAGGTCTTTCAAGATAACGTTCTTGAAGGCTTTCGCAAACTCTAGCCCAAACGCTTCAAGCAAATATTCTCTCTTCTTTTCCACACTCCAATCTTTTTTAAACCCTCTTCTTTCAGGCAACTCCCTCTTCTCTTTTCCCATACCAAGTTTCTCGTCCAAATATTTTAGAAGATTACATGTGCCCTCGAAATTGGAGGAAAAGAGTATGTGGACATCAAATTGGCTTACAGCATACACTATCGAATAAAACATTTTCTCTTTCTCTGGATTGGTTTTAAAGAACACGTGTAAGGTGGTAGGCTTCTTGACCACAGGATTGTACACATATTCTCCCTCTATCAGGACATAGGGTTCATAACCTTGTTCTCTTGCATTAGATAGTGCCTTCAACTGTTCCCACAGCCTGTCAAAAGAGGATGCGAGAAGGTCTTGAACAGATTTTCTTTCAATAATCAGGTTCTTTTCCTTTCCAAAAATGATATAGTCTCCCACCTCCAACGTTTCAACTGATACGTCAGGAATATACTTTCTAACGTTTTTTGCAGACGCTTCCCTCGAATCTACTACAATCATAGCCTTTTCACGTTCTCTAAAATAACGTCTATTCCATCTTTTACGACCACAACATTCCTTTCTTCCACAACATTCTTCCACTCTTCCCTTATCCTTTCATACGTGTACTTGTGCTCGTTTCTCAAATGTTTTACCATTGAAGAGGAATGCTTTGTCCTAAAATTGCAGAGTTTGCATACAAACATGTTATCATCCTAATGAAGAAATAAGATTTTTGAGTTCTGTCTCAATATCTCCTTTGGCCGCAAGCTTTTTTAGAAGGTCAGAGAAGAGAGACAATAGTGTAGTGAGAGAAACATGGTCTTTCAATTCGTCTCTAACATCTTCAAAATATTCGCTTGCGAAAACAATCTTGTACCTTATTGTCTCGATAAATAATTCACGAAACTTTAGCCTCTTATTCGATTTCATAAGATATTCTGCAAGAGTATCTGGTGTAACAACATATTGAAAGGTTTTAGAGTCATCTTCTAGAAAGTCTTCGAGGAAACTTTGCCAACGCATACCAGACCATGTTATCAACGTGCCAAGAAGATAGCTGTCCCATTCTAACAAGTTTAGAATCTTGTCTTTTGGAACATATATTTTAAGACATTCTCCCATTCACGTACACCGTTCAAGGTGGACAAGATAATGGTGTTTTATAAACTTTTCTATGGGAAAACCTTTTAAACAACCGTTTTAGAGGATATGACATGCCAAAAGATAAAATAAAAGATGAGCATAGAAAGGTTCTTGAAGAGATATGGAAAACCTATCCAAACGTTATTGGTTTCAGTCTCAATTACCAGAAAAAGATTGTGGGCGGCCAAGAGACTGAAGAACCGTGTCTAAGAATATATGTTTCAAAGAAAGTTCCAAAAGACTATCTCACAAGCGACATCATTATCCCATCTTCTATTGACGGTATCAAAACCGATGTAGTAGAAATTGGTGAAGTAAAGATACTGCCACTTTTTCCCCTCCCTAAAGCAAAGGTGGCTTCAAAAACTGAAAAGGTTAGGCCAGTGGTTTTAGGAGTAAGCATCGGAAATGAACAGATTACTGCCGGAACATGCTCGTATCTAATGAAAGACAAGAACGGTAATGTTGTCGTGTCATCTAATGCCCATGTTTTCACAGACAGAGACCCTTCTAAGCAACCTGAGCAGATAGAATGGAAGAAAATACTTCAGCCGGGCAAGTATGACGGTGGAACATTAGACGATTGGGTTGCAACATACCTTTGGCATAAACCAATAATTCCATTAGGTGATGAAAGCAATTGTCCAATTGGAAAAATAGTTTGTGTCACATACAATTTCTTCTCCAACCTTCTCGGAAGAAAAACTCTTCTCCAACCCATTATCCGACCAATCTTCAATAAAATCGATTTCGCTGTCGCCACACCATTTCAACCATCATATTTTGAAAACAGGCTTTTTGACGAAGACAACTTGAACAATATCGCCTCAATAGGCCTCCTCTTCGCAGGCTCAGAGACCTCTACTATCGTGTGCAAGATGACCAACATTCTACAAGAAGGATACTCTCCTCTTCCACCATTCGACAAGGTTGCTGAAGCAAAAGAGGGTATAACAGTATATAAGACGGGTAGAACAACATGCAAGACAAGTGGAACAGTTCTTGACAGTGCAGGAGTAGTGAACGTTTCATACGGAGACTATGTTGCAACATTCGAGGATGTAATAATAAGTGATATGAAGAGTGCTGGAGGAGACAGTGGTAGCCCTGTCTGGTGCTACCTTTCCTAAACTTTTTTTTACTCAGTTTTCCAATATGATAAAAGTTTATCTACATCCTTTAACGCTTCATCGATTGCTTTAAGTATTTCATCCCATACTTCACATGGTAAGGTTATTTCTACAACCCATCTGCTTAAGTCAGGATACCATAACGCTCCTTCCGTGTCCTTTTGGAATGCATCGGTTGTGCTCATAGTATCACCTTCTTTTCACTTGCATTCCTCAAACTTTCTTCCTGCTTCCTCCAACAGTTCTGCAATAGCGTCTTCCATATCGGCTCTTGGATTTGGTTCATCTATGGTCTGAATGTTTCCTTCTGAATCAAAGTAATGAAGTTTCATTCTTCCAGGATAGGTTTTCCAAATGCTAAAGTTGTCGTTCATGAAAAGGAAAAGGTCATACCATGCGTCAAGAATTTCATCTACTGCACCAACAACTTCTCCCAAATTGATGATATATATTTCTCCATCCGGTCTCCTCTCTATTACTACACCTGCACCTCCAGGCCACCTTGAATTTACACCAATTTGAATTTCATCGTCAGTAAGATGTGTAGCCTCTTTTGGCACATGAAAACTCCATCCTACTACTTCGAGGACAGGCCCCATTTCTACTAGAACATCTTCTGTGGACATACAAGTTCTGTTATACTTTCACCTATTTAAATTTTCTCTTCAGAAAGGTTTAAATAAAAAAGGATAGATAGAATTGTATAATGAGTACAAAAGAGATGGTTGAGGTTCTGGAAAGCATTCTAGAACAGATGGAGAAGCTGACACATAATCCGACAAAACCTTTCACTGAAGTTGAAAAAAGGTTTGGAGTACAAAGAGGATATTTTGAGCAAGAACCAGAGTTTCCTCCTATAACGGGAACAGAAGTTGAGAAACCGATAGAACATGTTAGAGAGCCTCCTGAAAGAGAACCAGAAGTTGGAGTTGAAACACCAACAGAAATACAGCCTCCTGAGGCTGAAGTTGAACCTCCAGAACCTTTTCTTAAACCTTCTGAAGCATACACTTTCGGTCTAACGTTTGAGGACAAGATTAACGGAAGCAAGTACACTATCCCAACTTCTTTGAATGATATGTCACAAATTGAAGCTGAAGCACTGTTGAGGAACAAGATGTTCGAATTTCTTGAAAGCATAAACCTTCATTCTCCAGAAATTAGTGTAACATATGAGCCTAATCAGTTTGCTATAAAAGTTGTTGTCGAAGGAACAGAAATCATGCTCTTTTACTTTAACGTCGACAATCGGTGGAGGCTTATTTCTGCTGAGGTGAAGTAAATGAGTGAAGACCCTTCAGTTTACGAACGGTTAGCCATTATTGAGACCAAAGTGACAAACATTGAAGAGGATATTACGTCATTGTATAATGAAATCAAGTCCTTGAACGAGAAGATTACGGAAATAGAGAAGAAGATAGTCTCATACGATGATGATATGAGGAGAAGAGAGGAGTTTCAGAAGAAAATCAACAGTATTCAAATCGCATTCTATTCAGCACTTTTCGCCTTCATCTTCTCCATCATTTTAAAGGTGTTCCTACATTGACGAGAGTCATTTTCCTCTATGAAAGCACAACAAAAAATTCGGTTGACAAGTATCTGATTATCAAGGCACCTGTTCCCTTCACATTCAACTTCTACGATATAAGGGGAAGAAAACTTTTCACTGACAAGCTTCCAGATGGAATAGGTGAAAGAAGTAAAACGTTTGACATGAGCATGGTACAGTATCCCACGTGGGTTAATGTTGAAACGATTGCAACATGTTCTGGAAAAAATTTTGGATTTTACAGGTTACAGCTTCTCGGTGGAGACGTTTACAAAATTCTTCTTGAAGAAGACACTTTCCCACTTTATGCACAGGGATGGGGTATGATGTTAAAAGATGGTATGCCTACTCCAATCAGGTGGAGAGACTATCCTCCTCCAGACGATGGAAGCGATGTTTCAACGAGAGGAGACTGGTTCTGGTAAAAAGTTTAAATATTCCATTGTTTTCTATAATAATCATGCCCTGGGCTATAAGAGAACATGAGGTTATAGGTGTTGGGACATGGAATGATGTAAGAAAAGGAGCATATGTTGGCGTTTATGACACTGAGGAGGAAGCGTTAGAGGAACTTGATAAACTTATAAACGAATTAAAAGTAGAATTTGAAACAAATCCAGACATTGAAATTGTTTATGATGACGAATGGGGTGTCGGATTTTTTACCAAAGAAACTTACAATGAGCTTGTTGAACAGGCAAGACAAGAAGCGGAAACTGAAGAAGAATTTGATGAACTTTTGGGAGAATATTTGTCAGAAGGATACGATTACTACGGATATGACCTTGAAGAAATAAGTGAGGAAAAGGCAAAACGTATAGCAGAAGGGTGGAAGTTTTAGGAAAGAGGTTAAATGAAGTGTCCATACTGTGGAAAAGATTTTAGTGCCTATTTCCTTAAAAAACATATTAGATACTTTTGCCCACTTAATCCTGAAAGAGACATTTGTATAGCAAGAAAACATATTCTATCCAAAATAGATGAGATGAAGGCGTTCAAAAGTGAAGATAGTGAACGTAATGAATATTATGAAGGTTGGATAGATGCCCTGAAATGGTTGCTTGAAACCTTTTAAACCAACTGCTGAACCATGATAGCGAAACAGTATCCGAAAATGAATACAATCAAATCTTTTACAGTCTGAACCTCCTCCTCCTTTTCCCGAAGCTGATATAAGAAGTAGGCTAACGCAATCAGGAAACCAAATATAGTGAACCTTGAAACAAAACCCAATATCATGTGAAACATGTCCTTCCAACCAAAAGACAGTCTCCTAATCTTCAACATCATATTATCTCCTTTCCATCTTCTCTTTTTAAATTTTTTGTATAACATCCTCCAACAAAGTTCTAGGTTGTTAGATAAAATGTTGGCGAAAAAGTTTATATAAAACACTTCCGATGATGGAGATAGTATGAGTTTCTTTAAAGGCGTGTCAGACAGGATAAAAAGAACATTCAGTGCATCATATAAACAGCCTCCATCAGAACAGGTTAGACAGGCTGAAAGAGGTGAAGCATGGTATAGGGACTTTGACTGGGAATCTTTTATGGCATCATATTTTGCGGGAACAAGATATATTCCAGGTGTAGGACTTGGTCTCATAACATATCCTTATGTTTCAGTGTGGGAGAAGGTTTGGGGTGCCGTTCCAATAGAAGACTATTCCAAGTACAGAGAGTATATGACGAAAGACCCTTTCATTCGTGCCACTTTAGACCTTCACACGATGATGTGTACAAGTGGGGGATTTGAACTCGACTATCCCGTTGACATGGTTATAGAGGATATGATGAACTTTCTAAGAAGACACGATTTTATAAACATTTTAAAGATTCTTGTAAGAGACATGCTCACTTTCGGAAACGCATACTGTGAAATTGTCAGAGTATGGATTTGTCCCGAAGAAGGCCATGACCTTGAACAGTTGAAGCCATCGTATGAGATAGAAGGTGCCGACGGTAAAAAGGTATGGTACACTGACAGAATGGATGTTGCCGAAAAACATAAGGAACTTTATCCCGACCACGAACTAATAAACCCATACGGTGAAATAGTGAGGCTTAAACCTTTAGACCCATATTTTATGAGAGTGCGAAGGGATGCGTGGGGTTCTCATCCTCCAGATGAGAGGCTTATATTCTTTAATGATGGAAGGCTTGTTCTTGAAACGTTAGAAGATTATGTTAAACGGAATGCTTCCAAAGAAAATGTTTTCAATCTCTCAAACGAGACAAGATTGATACAGCATCCTTTCATTCTTCCAAGCATGGACGAAGACAAGGTTGTCCTCAACATCTCACCATATCTTATAGAACACTATTACTCAGGAGACATGTACACTATTCATACTGTTTACGGTTCAACGGTGAAGGCGACAGGAAACCATAGTGTCTTCACTTGGAAACCAAAATATAGGAATCATGTGTTTCCTGGAGAACTTGAATTAAAGGAGACAAGAGAAATTAGAGAAGGAGATTATGTTCTAATTTCAAGAAAGTTGCCTGTTTTTAAAGAAATTCCTCTAAACGTTAGCATTTCAAAAGTTTTTATGGAAAACATGGATATTGAAGAGTTACACAATTTTGGTATACAATCACAGTCTCTTAAAGTTGAAGAATATGAAGATAAAGTGATTGAGTATCTTAAGAGGAAAGGTATCAAATATCCTAGACAAGAATATAATCATTACAGGAAAAAACATATTCTACCACTTGACTTTATCAAAGAAAACAATGTTCCCATACCAGAAGATGCCACAGTAATATCTTGGCACTCGAAAGCGAAAATGAAAGATAGAGTTGAATCAAATGGTCTACTTTATTTTCTCGGTCTCATTATATCCGATGGATGTCTTTCAACAGATAAAAGGAGGACGGGAAAAATTTTGTTTTCAGGAGATTCAGTGAAAAATAATGTTTTCTTAGAAACATGGCTTAAAGAGAACAATATAAAGTTCAGCAAAAGGATAACCGAGAAGAGAATCGTATGGAAGGAACAGAAAAAACCAATCTCATTTCCTTGTCTCTCCATTTACAATCGTGTGCTCTATTCTCTGTGCAAGTTCCTGTTACCTAAGAAAAATGAATTACCTTCTTGGCTGTATACTCTACCTCTTTCACAACTGAAATATTTTGTTAAAGGTCTCTGGGATGGAGATGGATGGCATAAGAACACAAGAACATGTTTCAAATACTTCACAAGAGACAAGAGATTGGCAGAAGACATAGTTCTCCTTCTCAAACGTTTTGGAATAATCGCATCTCTCAACATGAAACATGATAAAGGAAGACCAGATTATACTATTCAAGCGTTCGTTGAACCATTGGACATATTAAAGTGGGATGAAGGAGTTAAACAAAAGACAAGAGCATCCGCTTACGGAGACTTTGTTATAGCAAAAGTTAAGAAGATAGAAAAGACATTCTATAAGGGAGTTGTATATGACTTTGAAGTACCAGGCTCACAAAGCTATCTTTCCAAGTCAGGTATTCTTGTACATAACACAGTGCTGGGTTATGCTCAACTGTATGCTGTTCCAATAGTAACATTTCTTGCAGACGAAATACTTCATTTAAGATATATGCCTTCTACTGAAATGTATGGTTCAGTTTATGGAGAAAGCATGTTGAGACCAATACTCTACCATGAAGAACTTTTGAAAGAATATGAGGAAACAATTTCCCAGATTATGAAAGTGTACGTTAAACCAATGTTCTTGGTTAAAGTGGGTTCACCGACAGGAGGCCCTGAGGTTACAGCAGAACAGTTTAGAGAGATAATGAGGTCGTTCAGTTCAAGGAAACCGGGTAGCGACGTCTTCATTAGAACAACAGGTCTCATAACAGATGTTCAGCCAATCAATCCACCAATTTCAGGCCTCCAGACAACACAGTTTTGGCTAGAATGGTTGCATAACCAGAGAGCATATGCTCTAACTGTTCCAAAACATTTTGTCGCACCAGAAGGACTCAATAGAGCATGTTATGTTGAAGACACTTATGTTCTAACAGAAAACGGTTGGAAACTTCATAATGAGGTGAAGGAGGGTGAAAAGATAGTAGTTTATGAGCCTGAAAGTGGTAGAGCATGGTTGGAGAAACCAATCAAATTATATGCCTACGATTATGACGGTGAAATCATACATTTTGTTGACAAGAACACTGACATTGCTGTCACACCAGAACATAAGATTGTCTATAAAAAGAACTTGGATGGAAAATGGTTGACAGGTCATGCTGAAGACATTATAGGCTCACAGCTTATATTACCAAATAGTATGGAATGGGAGGGACATGAGGAAGAATGGGAGATTATACCTTCTATTGAATTGAAAGAAGGGTTTAGGACAGAGTTTAGAGAAAATGTTAAAGTGAAAATGGACGATTTCCTTTCTTTTGTTGGAATATATCTTTCTGAAGGCGGAATGGATACAGTAAACCATCATCTTCTCACAATCGCACAGACAAAAAAGAATGTTGAGAAAATAGAGAAGATAAGAACTATTCTTTCAAAACTTCCCTTCCATTATCACGAATATGAGGACAAAGATTGTGTCAGATGGAACGTTGACGGAAAACAGTTGTGTACATTTCTCTCCTCAAACTTTGGAGAAAGATGCTATAACAAACATATTCCATCAAAGTATAAGAACCTTTCAAAGAGACAGTTGAAGATACTTTTCGACAGCATGATATTAGGAGATGGAAGTATTGACAAAAAGGGTTCAATAACATATTATACTACGTCAGAGCAACTTGCAAAAGACTTTCTTGAAATAGTGGTCAAATTAGGTTATTCGGCAAGCATTTCATATTATGAAGACAAGAGAGGTAATAGGAGAAGAGTTTACAGGATTTTTGTCTCAAAGAGGAAACTGAAATATGTTCCAAAGAATAGGATTGTAAAAGAACATTATAAAGGTAAAGTTTACTGTTTCAGCACATCAACAGGATTTTATGTGACAATGAGAAACGGTAAAGTAGCGTATCAGGGTAACACAGCTCAGATGGTTCAAGAAGCATATTTCACGTTTATTCAGAGTATTAGAAACTCTATCGCCTCTCAGCTTGAGCAAGACCTTTTCCCGAAAATAATGTATTCTCTCTACGGTGAAATGGCGAAGGTTCTCATGGACGAATTTGGTGTTCCAAAGATTGTGTGGAAGCCTGTTAGAGAAGAGAGTTTTGCAAGCAAAGTTCCTCTTATCATCAACTTGAAAAAGTCTGGTATCATAGACACGAATGAGGCTAGGACAATGCTTGGTCTAAAGCCTAAAGAAGAATATGAGGAAGAGGAGGAAGAAGAGGAAGGTGGAATGGAATTGCCTCTACCACCTCATGGAGAAAAGCCTCCACCATCGCCTCCTCCAACAGAAAAGGGAACACCAGAAGCACCAGCAGAGGGTGGAGGAGAAGGTGCAAGGACAGAAGAGAAGGAAGAAGGTGGAAAAAAGAAGGAAGACCAGTTGAAGAAGATAATAGAAAACTTGAAACGTAAACTTTAAATTATCTTTCCAGACGATGATAGGATATGAATATAGTAGTGGACTTGGATGGAACACTCGTGAACACTCCAGAGCTTATGGAAAAATATAGTGGGAAACCGTTTGACGAGATAGAAAAGGGAAAATGGTATAGTATTGTCTGGAGAGAACATTCTGATAAAATAAAATTTTATCCAAATGCTGTTGAAACGGTCTTGAAGCTTGTAGAAGATGGACATGATGTTAAGATTGTGACAAGAGAACAGGAAAGGGAAGCGGTAAAAAAATGGTATGAGAACACACCATTACATGATATTGTTTCAATAAAGTTTATTCCCTTCGACTATAAAGTGCAAAAATATTCTTCAGACACTGACGTGATGATAGAAGACCTTTGGGTTGAAATGGGAGGATTCAAGGGGATAAGATTATTGTTTAAGAAAGACTATAACAAAAAACATTGGATTAAAGCAGACTATGCCTTCGAAGACTGGAGTGAAGTAGAAGACGCTATTGAACTGTTTTCGGAAGAATAGTTTTTGTGCCTGGAAAAGATGAGGAACAGTCCTCGCCTGTCAACTGACACGCCAACAAAATTGTAGTCTTTCATCTCCTTGATAATACTTTTCAGTTGGGAAAAGGTTATACTCTTGCTTTTGGGATAGATTGTATAATATTCCTCTTGACCGTTCGATATTACTCTAACATTGTCCATTTCAACAGAAAGCAGTTTTACAGTCATCAATAAATATGTTTAACATTGCAGTAAATAAACGTTTTCCTTTATGAAGCAAAAAATATGAGACTGCTATGAGGATATGCTGAAAATCCACTGTATTTCCAACGTGTCCGCTGAAGTCTTTGTAACACTAAGGTTTTGCCCCGCCAACATTACACCTGCACCAGAGTTTAGAGAGTTAAAGCATCCTGCTTCCGTAATCGTTCCAATCGCTCTACCTGGGCCAAAGATTGCGTCCTCCATCCACTGTGCCGAAGCGGGCTCAGAATATGATGCACTAATCCTGTCTATTTCGTTGGCAAGAAGTGTTGAACCCGCAGAGATTGTTCCAGCACCTGTTCCAACTGCAACAAACTGTGCACCAGCAGGCTGACCAGAAGATTGTCCAACAGCCTTTCGTATCAGGTTATTGATACCGGTTGTGGTTATAACGTTTGGAGTGTACGCTATCAGTGAAACACCGTCTCCATTATATAGTCTTGCAAAAATTCTTCCCTTCAGTTTGACACTTGACTCGTAAGACGACATACGTTTTCTTTTCCACAATAATCCTTAAATACCTTTCTGTTTATAAAATCTTTTATGCCTGAAGAAAAAGTTGGTGTAGGAGAAAAGATAAGAGTAAAACTTTACAAGGGTGGAAAAAGAAAAAGGGTGGAGAAGATAAGAAACGTTCTCATCATACTGTCCATTCTAACATTTCTTGTTATACTCTTGTTTTCTATGCTTACCTAAGTATCTGGTTACCTATGTATCTGTTGTCAACCTCGCTATCAAGAAGGCTGTATAGTTGATAACATCAATGAGGTCGTCTATCTTCTTCTCCCTGTCAGTGCATACTGAGGCTCTTTCAATCTTGAGTTTGATGGTTGACATGATAATGTCCGTGTCCAACCTTTTCCAGAGGTCTTGGTAGACGTTGCTTTTGAAGGTAGCAATCTCCTTAGCCTTGTCAAAGACTTCACTTAACCTTTTATCTAATTCATCCATTTCTTATCACGTTTTCTCCTCCCCAAAAACATATTTATAAATTTTGTTAGAGGGTTTTAGGTGTAGAAGAAGGATGGTGTCATAAGCTCATTTTCCTATCACGTGGAAAACAAAGTTTATATAACTTCTTCAAAAGATAATCTGACGGGGTTGTCAGCTAGCCTGGTCTAGGCCTCACAGCCTGGAACTGTGGAATCGTAGGTTCAAATCCTACCGACCCCACCATCAAAAAAGTTTATAAACCTCTTCATCTTATACTATGATGGAGGTGGAGGAAAAATGGTGTTTGGACTATTTAAGTCAAAACCTGAAAAGGATTTAGACAAGATTGTTGAGAAGATTAGTGTTGCAAGTGAGAAGTTTCTTAAGGCTGCAGATGGTTTGACATCTGTTTCCCAGCAAATTACTAACACTCTTCAGGCAATAAACAGGCAGTTTGAGGAGATAAGAAAGGAGTTGAATTTAACAAATGCCCGATTAGATGAGTATGTCAAGAAGATGGATAATCTTAAGCCAATAGGGTTAAACGACGTCTTAGGCGCTTTGGATAGAATTTGCGACAAACTAGATAAGATTGAAGGCAGTCTAACATTCGGTGGCGGAATGTACACTGAACCATTACAGGGTGCACTAAGAGACATAGAAGACGCTATAAGAAGCTTGAAGTACGATATCGATGACCTGAAATACAGGAATCCTTAATCGAATTCTTCCAAGTCAACTGACAACTGATACTTTCTGCATAACTCGATAAGCTTCTTTAACAACGTCTTCTCTTCTTCCTTCAGTTTCCTCAACTGCTTTAAAATTTCCTCCACCTCAACCTCATGTTTTGTAGACATAGGCATCAAGATTCTCTTTTACAAACTCATAGAAGTCGTCGTCGCCAAACCAGTATCCAATATTTTCCCAAAACTCTTTCGCATGACTGTCAACAATATGTTCTACCATATCATACCAGTTGTCTTTTATGATAGCACCACATTCAGTACATATTAGTTCTCCCGTTTTCTCGCCCGTCTCTTCATCGATGTCTTCAACATACCATTCTATGACCAGAGACTCATATTCTTCGACCACGTCCACAAAATCTGGTGAAGTGAGAAAATCTTTTAGTACTGAAGAATGTGTCATAAGATGTTTTATCATCTCATGTTCACTGTCCGCTTCCTCATCACATATGACACAATATAGGGGCATACAGAACATGTTTTCTTCTCAAATATTTAAATCTTGCTTTAGAAAAAGTTAAATAGAAGACTTTGTAGAAGATAAACTATGCCACTCAGTAGAAGAGAGGCTGAAGACATTTTAGCAGAATTAGGAGTTGATTCAGAAACTTTTGCAGGATTAACAGAGAGAGAAATTCTTGAGGGAAGTGAAATTTTTCAGACAAAGGTTTTCGAGGAACTGACCGACCAAGTTGAAAGCTTCCTGTCCAATCCAATGGATTATCTTGAAGCGGACACTGTCAGAATTGTCGTCGACTTAAGTATTCTCAAAAATGAAGTTCTTGAAGCATTAGGATTATAATCTTCTCGCAAACACTTCAACCAAGATAACTAGGACACAGATTATTAAGGTCAAGAACAGCATATAGAATACGAAGTCCATCATTTCCTTTACAGGTTCTACAATTCTATTCCAATACAAGCTTCTCATTTCATTTGAAACATTATATTGGTTGAAGATGTTAGATGTCATGTTCTCGAAAACGTTAAAGTTTGAGGTTACACTTACGAAAGAAAAAGATGAGATAACAAATGTTGTCCCAAGTATTATGGCGAGAAAGACAATTAATGCGATACTAGAAGTCTTCATCTGTTCCCACCCTCTTCATTTCACTGATACATGCATGTAAAAGCTGTTTTTCTCCACCAACAAGTTTCTCCTGATATTCGATGACATCGAGGAAGGCTATGAAGTCTGTTAACGCCATCCACATGGTTTTAGAAATATGCCCATTTGACAAAAGATATTCGACAAGTTTAGGCATTTCATGTTCTTCTTTTATTTCAAAACCAACCTTCTTTCCTATCCTATTCAGGTAACGGAAAAGATATTTTCTCACTTTTCTCATATCCTTCGCTGTTTTTGCTTTAATAACCTTTTTTCTCAAAAACTTTGTCAAATGAGTTCTAAACTTCTCTTGAACACTCATATATTATCATCTTATTGTCAGGTAACCAATTTATAAAGATTACTCTATTTTTTATAGAATATGTTCCAAGAAAAATTGAAGAAAAATTGGATGACACAGGTTATACAAGAACATAACTTTAGTAAACGGACACGAGGATAAGATACATTCCAAGAAGATATCTTATCAATCTCACAAGATGCTCTTTCAGTGTCTGCCTATGGTAAACGAGAATGCTTACTGAGCCGTCAATACACAGCCATAGACCAATTAATGTTATAATATTCATTTATGATACACCTTCTCAAACCCTCTTATTTCAGCCTTCTTTCTCGGCCTATAATATCTTGTCTCATGAAGTAGTGGCATGTTTCTCCTCCTCAAATATTCTTCGAGATTTCCTTTTGTCATATTGGGTATAAAAATTTTTCTTGCAGAATCCTTGAACTTGTAGAAGACACCATTTTCCGTCTTCACTTCAACTATTCTCACAAAATGGTTCATTCTATCGTTCTTGCACAGGTGGTACTCGTTAAAATATTTTCCGCTCTCGTGAAGCACCCATCTGACTTCAATCTTGTCTTTCTCCTCTTCTCCAACACTCATATTCATTCACCATATTTTCTAATGCACAGAGGGCTCTTTCTGGACAAGGTAATATGATTTCTCCTTCATATCCTTTGGAAATTACTCTTCCGACAACAATTTTTCTCCTGAAAAGTTCAATATAGTAGTCTGTTCCCGTTTCCTCATTTTGAAGAATAGAAATGTGAGGCATTCCCGTTATATGAGGTGGGAAAATTGAAAGATATCTTAAAAATGTTCTTCTCAAGTCACGTGGCAGGTCTTCAGGGGCAATGGTGTAGGAAACATCTATTTCTGTTGAAGAAATTTCTATCGCTTTAAAAGAAATTGGTCTCCTGAGAACCGAAGAATTTTCTTCCAACTTTACTCTCTTAAGCAGTTCATTAAACATTTTCTCATTCATACTTTCATCATCGCCTTATTTGAAACCAGTTGAAGGACATCCTCTACCGTAACAGTTGAAGTAGACGTTTTCACGACAAGAATCTTAAACCTACCGCTTATTCTCTCAATTAAAAGAAAGAAGCTTCTGTCCTCTGCAAAAAGTTTGGTTGAATTAAAGTTTCCCAATATTGTTGGAAGACATGTTCGCAAAATCCTTTTCTCTGAAGGCCTCAATTTACTTATTAAAAGTTGATAAATTTGACTTTCTATGTGCCTGAAACATGGTTTTCTTTCCATCATCTTATATCACCTCAGACACGTGGCAATTCTATAACATCACCATATTCTCTCGCTTCTCTCGTATATCCTCCTCTCGGTATAGCCCATACAATCGTAACATCCAATTTCTCGTCAGGATAGTCTCCGTATCCGTCTGTTAAAATGACCACTAAATCGTAAGAGTTTGTTTCAAGAAATTTGAAAACGTCAACATATGATGTTCCTCCTCCACTGTAAGAAAATTCTGTAAAATCTCTTTTCCTCCTCTCTATGTTCTTTATTTTCGAGTCAAAGTATAGGAAGTCTGCTTCTTTAAGATGATATTTTTTCATGGTAGAATATGCTATGTTCACAAACTTTTTTGCCATTTCAACGGTTATTGAACCGCTCACGTCTATACAGAATAATATGTTCGCTTTCTGGAAACCTACTACGTCAGGCAAATATAGTCCCTCGTTTGCCCAAAGAACCTTATCATATTCTATGTGACTGTAATCTTCTGGAACAAGGCTTCTGAAAATCTTGTTCAAGACTGCTGGAAGGTCAAGAGGAGGAGAACCTATAATCTCATTTTTTATTTTCTGAAAATCTGCTGTATCGAGACCATACATTCCAAATATACTCTCAAATGTTTCTCTCCATTCATTAATCTTCTTCGGCTGTCTTTTAGACTCTTTAATACTCACATGATGTTTTGGAAACGAAAAAGGTTTACCACCTTTCCTTATCAGGAGAGTGTAAGCCTGTTCTGTTGTATAATTTTCTGTCCAATTTTTTCCTAGCACATCAGAAAACATGCTTTCCGTTATACAGTATTCCGGTAAATCATCCTCTTCAAATCCTCCTTTCAAAATCCATTTGTTAATATATGCGTCAGAAAGTTGATTCCAGAGTTCTGGACTTTCCACGTGTTGGCTTCGTTCAAAATCGTCTCTACAAAGATGAAGTATCTCATGTAAGACTACGACAGCAATCTTTTCAGTATCCCATTCTCTGACATCTTTTGGAATAAAAATTTTTTCTCCGTCGGTAAAGGCGTAACATTCCAATTCATCTGATGTCATGTCAACGAAGTCAATGTCCGCTTTTAAAATAAGGTGGCTGAAGACTGCCACGAAAGGATTAAAGTATTTGAAGACAATCCTTCTTTTCAGTTCCTTAAGCAGTTCTTTCTTGTCCTTCATCTTACAGTAGCACCCCACTCCTTTATTTTTGAAATCGCCCAATCCTGTAATCTTTTGTTCGTGTTAAGCATTGTAAACCATTTCTCATTCGTTCTAAACATTCTAAAGGCTATAATTTGAAATTCTGGTTCAAGTGCTTCAATAAACTTTGGCACGTCGTTGAACCTTTTCGTCAAGATTTCGCTTTTTGTAAGAGAAGTGATTGTGTAGAATATGACATCAGTTTTCTCCTCCTTTAAAGCGTTAAGAAACTTTTCATCCTTCAAGAGCAGAGCATCTTCGAGACTTCGTGGCAGTTGGTCTCTTATTACAGCCCAATTTCTGAAAGCAATCCCCGCATTCACTCCAACAAAAGATGAAACAATTCTTCCCATATCCTCTAAAGAAAGTTCATCTTTTACGAATTTTCCTGCTCTCGCCCAGCCACGTGGAGTAGCATATAAGACAGTACCGTTTTTCTCTAATAAGAGGTTAGGGTTAAGATGAATGAAAGTGATTATGAGAGGATGGACACCGTTTTGGACAGCCCATATTCCCCACTCTTCTGCTGTCGGAGGCTTCAGCTGATACAATGCCAACCTTGATGGTAGCGGTTCAATGAAGTCAAAAGAAGCCTTTGAATGAGATGAGAGATTGCCTGATGTTACAATGTGAACATTGTCAGGGATAGTGAAGTCTTCAGCTTTCCTTTCAAGGATAACGTTCAACAAAGATGCTTGTATCATTGGAGGTGCATTGGTCAGTTCATCAATGTGGAAGACATAAGTTTTTTCTGGAAGAAACTTGAAGGTCTCAAAAGGTATCCATTTTGCATAATCTCCTTTGACGAAAGGAATTCCTGTTACAGTGTTAGGGTTTCTTCTTACGGGATTATAGTAAACGTATTCTAAATTTAATTTTCTTGCCACATTTTGAACAATTTCAGTTTTGCCAATACCAGGTTCTCCAACTATTCCGACGGCAGGAGATGGTCTAAAGTTTTTCCAAAAATACTCTAAATCCCTGGCCAACGTCTCATGGTTTACTTCAATAATGTTTGTTTCCATTTACACCACCTCTGAGAGATATTTTTTCACTATTTCAATTGCCCTGATAAGGTCTTTCTTTGTCGGGATATCTCCTCGTGCCAAAATCTGTATAATATCTCTCAAGAAGATAGACTCTGAAAAATCAAGTGTTTCATAATAGATTTTCTTAAAAGCATATATTCTGCTCGTTAAATCACCGACAAGTTCAAAATTGAAGAGTTTCTCCTGTGTTCTCCTGTAACTTTTAATATACTTTTTCTGTTCCTCATCATGAAGATAGTTGACAACACATTCGTTTCCTATTGTAAGAGAAAACTTTTTCTTCTCCGCCTCAAATTCTTTTGGAGGCAAAATCATTTTGAGAGCCTCAACTCTCTCCTCATATTCCTTTTTAGAGAGTGGGCTGATAACATACATGTCCCTGCATGGAGTGTGGCCACAAAGTTCACATGTCTCATAAACTCCTTTTACTCTGAGAGAGTCGTAATTGTCAATAATATTCCAAATTTTCCCGTGCAACGAAAGTTGAAACTTTGAAATAGTTAACCAATACCTGTTCGCCCTTTCTTTTGTATAATTGACTGTCCAACTTTCTCCGAAGTAATGCTGAGGTTCAATATCTTTCAACAGTTCTTTTAGTTGTTGAATAAGTTGTGGCTTGTCAAGGTTTTCTAATACAATTTCTCCTTCATTTTTTCTTTCATTCTCTTTTTCCAAACCAACACTCTCCCCAACATTCAAGAAGTCGAGGAGAGTTATTTTTTCATTTTCCATTTTCTTTATCACCTATCATCAGTATAGGAACAAGACCTATATAAATATTCAGTGGAAACGATGGTGTTTAAATATAAGTTCTCCTTTCATGAACTTTCCAGTGGAAATGATGGTAAAGTTTAAAAATCCCAGGTTAGGAAAGATAAGGCATGAGCAAAGGCAAGATGTTTAGATTTGACAGTAATATCTTTAGACGGTATTCAACTTCAGAAAACAATTATTCTATTACATTCTATCCAAACTTTAGCCCCTCAAGTAACATATTTCTTTCCTCAAACATGTCAAGATTTGAAGATTCCACAATAACAATGTATCCTGATAAAAATTCCACATTGATAACATATTTTGTGGACGACTGCTAAAAATCTTGAATTGGAGGGAAGGATATGAGTTCAAGAAAAATAATTGGATGGTCTGTGAACACAAGATTCAACTATTCCGGTTCATCACATCGAATTTTTATTCTCCAAGACGATATATGGTTTTCTTCGAGTATGGCTGGACATCACGAATATGCAGGAATATTATATGATGACGACTGCTAGAGGGTGTCCACTTTCATAAGCAACCAGTTGTCAGCATCCATTTTCACGAGAGCATAGTATCCCTTCAACTTTTCACCGTATAAGATGAAGACAATCTTGTCAGGTTCTTCAGAAACCATCTCATATTCTCCCGTGTCCCATATTTTAACTGTCCCTTTACCGTAACTGCTTTCAATCTCTCCCTCGAAAGTCAGATACCAGAGAGGATGGTCTTCCGTTTCTACTGCAAGAACCCTTCTTCCCACCACAGTTGGAGGAGGCTTTCTACAAGCCCAACTTTTGAGCACACCCTCATGTTCTAGCCTAAAATCATAGTGTAGTCCAGCCTTCTTGGCATGATGTTCTTGAACAACAAACTTTGGCATACTAATCTTTTTCATAAACTTCTATTGTCATGTCACGGATTTCGACAGTGTTCTCGTCCACCGGCGACATTGTACCATATACTACACCATAATATGATATTTCATTTTGTGAGGAAAAGATTTCAAAGTCTGCTGAATAAAGGAGGATTTCATCTGACAATTCCCACTCTACGCTTATTGGGGGGACGACGACATCATAGTATTTGAAACCTTCTCTGTCCAAAATATATTTTATGTTCTCTTCTAACTTCTCATCAAGGTTTGCGAGGCTGGTTTCTTCAATTATGTCGGTTAATTCTGCTGTCAAAATCGGTTCAGGCATACAATAGTTTTTATGGAAGAAGGTATTTAAACTTTTGTTCAAAACATTTAAATAAACGTTTTACAGTAGAAAACGTATGCAGGTATACGAATGCCACGAATGTGCCGAAATATTTGAGAGCAGAAAGGAGGCAGTAGACCATCTTCTCCGAGAACATTTTAAAGAAGTTTTAGACTCGTGGTCTGAAGGCCAACTGGAAAAGATTTTGCTTGGAGAAAGAGATGTTAGCAAGTTTTTTAAAGATGGAAAATGTGAGTTTTGCTCGTCAGAGATACCAGAAAATGAGCGTGCAGACCATCTTGTGGACGAGCATCTTACTGAACTTCTTGACGTTTTCGAGAAAGAGATTAAAGAGGGAAAATTTAATGAAAATGAAATGATTGAAACATTCTTTGACGTATACGATGTCGACGAAGAATAGACGGTTGTAGAAAAAGTATAATAATTTTCTTACATATACCATAGAAAAACTTATAAATCTCCTTCTGAAACCATGACATGAGATGATTAAAATGAACCTTTTAAAAATAGCTCTCCTAGCACTCTTTGGTGTCAGTGCCTTCGTGAACATTTTTAATTGTGGAAAATATGCATACGGTGGAAGAGAGGTTAAAGAGGGAATTGATGCTGTCGTCACCTCGTTTATTGCTTCACTCATTGACATTGTCTTCCTCTATTGGGTTTTCACTGAAATGTGAGAGGTGAGAGAATGTGAGCGAGTTCTTTTGTCCAATTTGCAAGAAGAAGGTTACATCTGAAGAAGAGGTTATGAAATGTCAAGAATGTGATGTAAACATGTTGAAAAAGGCTGAAATCTCTATGACACTCGAAGGGAAAAAGATTGTTGGAGTATATTTTGACACTGAAGAAGGTGATGCGATACAAATTGATGGGCCAACAGATTTTTGGAAAGATGCGGGAGTAATTTTTCTCATGTTAGACGACGGTTCTATTATCAGGGCATGGAACTCTGAATGGGGTGGAATATCATATTATCCGAAAACAGATGTTGACGTTGAAGCGTTCTGGAAAGATTATAGTTACAGGTCTAATAAAGATACAGAAAGAATTAAAAAATATGAGGAAGAAAAAAGAAGAAGAGGGGGAAAGTTTAGATAAAGCCAAGTTCTTCTTCGATAACCTCTCTGAGACTGTGGTAGTTGATGTCTGTTAAGTCGTCAAGGAGAAGAGGAAAGTCTTTCCATTCAATCGATTTACCAAAGAATATTCTCCACTCTTCAAGGTCCTCAGGCAATCTTTCCTGAGGATAGGCTCTTTTGAAAAACTCCTTAAGTTTTTCTTTTCCAAGCAAATCCTGTAACGCTAGTAAAACACATCCTTCGCTTGAAATCCAATTGAAACATCCACCGTTAGACAATTTGACGGTAAAAGGAAATTCTATAAGTATCTTCCACCCTTCTCCCGGCCACCACAAGTTTACTTTAGAACCCAATTTAACCCAATCTCTTGGCCCAGGATATTTTTTCTCGAACTCTGAAACTTCTATTTCCATTTTCCTTCGCCTCTTTTTAAATTCTCTTCATCCTCAAATTTTCTTTCCCAAATCTTCATCTCCTCCTCAAGTTTTGACTGTATTTCGTCGCACTCGTCTACTGTAATCTCTCTCTTTATCAGTTTAAGAGAAGATTCAAGCCATTTTATATGGGCCTGAGAATATGGATGGTCAGGGGGTAGGAAAGTGTACATTTTAACAGGATGTCTTGCACCAACTGTCCTATATCTTTCTATCAGTATTTCAAGTTCTCTGACATACCAGAGGTCTTCTTCTCTTACTTTATTCTCATTTTCCATTATCATTCACCTTACCATTAGTATAAAAAGGACACCTTTATAAACATTTATCTCATTAAAAAAAAGAATGGGATGTGGGAACTTTAGTCCCACCATAGTCTAACATAACCTTCCTTGTCGATACTCACTTCATCGGGAAGAAGTTCTTGTTTTGCTTCTTCCAAAAATTTCTTCTTGTCTTCAAAATCTTTTCTGAGGTGCAAAAGCAATAGTGGTGAACCGTCTCTTCCGAACGCAAGGTAATCGAAAGTATCCTTGTGTCTTTGTAAAAATAACGCTACTTTTTCTCCTTCGAACTCGTTGTATGACTTCACCAAAGAAATTGCATTAATAAGTTCATCGAAATGTTTGTCTGTTTCAATTAAAGTTGAAAGGTGTCTGAAAGGTATTCCAAACTCTTCTCCGTAAATTAACTTTACTCCAGCCTCATACAAGTTTTTTGCTTCAAAGACTTTACAAATCTCTTCTGTTTTCCTTACGAACTTTTGTAAATCCTCGTCAGTAAGATATAGTATTGGTATGTCTTCTCTCTCTCTAAACACATTCAATCGGTTGTATTCAAACAACATCTTTTACATCACCTTGTCATTAGTATAAGATGAACGGGTTTATAAATGTTTCAGTGGAAATTGTGGTGTCAGAAAAGGACACCTTCTTTTCCACAGAAAGTTTATAAACACGTCTTTGCTATACTACTGTCAAGGTGAATAAAGTTGGAAGAAAGTCGATTGGAAAGAGATTTCCGTCTATGTGTAAACGATGCCTTAGTAAAGGTGTGGAACGATAAGACTTATAGTGTTTCAAGTGATGAAGGAGTTTCGAACATAGCAAGTTTCATGGCGACGAACAGTGTACAAAATGTCTTTCAAAGTATTACAGAAGAAGAAAAGATGGGTTTCAGTGACAATGAAATACTATTAAAACGCATGGATGTCTACTATGATAGCATAGACTTTTATTTTATACTTCCGAACGGTGCAATTATCTCGAAAAAGGTTAAGGTGCTGAAGCCACAGCAGATGACAAAAAATGTGTACAGCAAATATCTATCGATTTTCAAAGAGTTAAAAAGAAGACAGGAGATAATGGAAGAGGAGGCAAGAAAGCAATATGAAGAAGAAAAAAGGAAAAGAGAAATTGAAGAGATGACACAAAAGTGTTCAAAGCTTGAGCAGGAGAAGGAGAAACTGTTGGAAAGGGTTGGCGAGTTAAGTGAGGAGATAAAAATTTTAACATCGATTGTAAAAAAGAAGATTTCAGAAGACGAAGTTTACGAAGAAGACGGAGAAGAGAAACTTACAGACGAAGAAAAGGAATACTTGAGAGAACATGTTTTCGACTGCTAAATCCACCCCCTTATTTTTTTTTATATTCTTCTCATAATGAAATTGAACATGAACTCTAGAATATCATCCCATTCCATATCATTTGGTTCTTGAGAAAGTATTCTTTCTACTCTGACCATAATATCTTTTCCTCCCATGTCCGTGAACTTGATAATATAGAATTTGTCGCCTTCGTCAATGTAAAAGTGAAAGTTTCTTTCCCCCTCATAGTCTGCTATCCTCTCATAAAGGTCATAAAACTGTTTCCTCTTCTCTTCGCTCAAGTGATATGGTGTAAAATATTTGACCACCGAACAAGAGTGTCCTCCAAAAAAGTCATCTTCTGTTTTCTCCGTCCACAGTTTCATACAAAAACCTTTCCTCTGTGAAAATTACTCTCTTTTAAGATAAGAATATGTTCCTGAAGAGGAGGAGAAAATTTGAACTACTTTTTCACACCATATACTTTCTTTTGGCGGGTCAACCTCATACTCTTCCAATTCAGTACTAGACTCATACTCTTTCATGAATTCTTCAGCCTTCTCTTTTGTTGAGAAGACTGCAATGATACCCGAGTCTGAAAGTTCTCCTTCTCTCACGATATAAACTATTTTCTTCTTCATCTTATCACATCATTAAGACATATTCTCTTATTTATAAATTTTGTTATTATCTTTTGCATAGTACATTCTGTATGGCCTCCATAGAGTTTTTTCATTTCCTCAAACTTTTGGAATCCCTTCTCCCAAATGTCCGTTAACCTCTCATCGAAGACGTTGCCTGCATGTAGTTCTCCCATCGACTTGGATGCTGAGCATGGAGATACGCTTCCATCTACAAGTATATGACACATTGAGAGGCCAGCTGAACAATATTTTACAGGCCACTCCGGTCTAATGTTCCTAATCTCATTCCACGGGCATCCGGCTCTAATCTGGGGCACAGTATATTGAACACATGTTTTATTCAGTATTTTAATAAAATTTTCGTACTCGTTGGCATCTAATTCGAGTATTCTACGATTTTCTAACCCTCTTCCTTGTGGCACAAATTTTAATACTCCAACTTCATGTACACCCATATTGGCACAGAATTTTACAAAATGAGGAAAAGACATCCAATTCAATTTTGTTGGAACAAAATGGACGCCAACATACAGTCCTACGTTAACAGAAAATTTTATACCATTGATTACATGAGAGAAGCTTTTGACACCAGATAATCTGTTATGAATTTCTTCTGTTGACCCCTGAAGATTAAAGAAGATTTTGTTAAGTCCAGCATCTTTTAAATTCTTGAAAAATTTTTTTTCTGGACAAACTATGTCTTCATCAAATATTAGGCCTGAAGTAAACAATCTAATATCCTTTATTCCCAATTTTTTAGCGTACGTGACAATGTTGATTAAATTTGGGTGTAGTAGGGGTTCTCCACCACTAAAAGATACTATCTCCACACCTAATTTCGAAATGTCATCCAAAATCTCAAAGACTTTGGCCACATTTAGAAAACGAGAATTATATGGGCCTGCATTAGCAGAGCAATATATACATCTAGCAGGACATCTATCCGTTAAATCAAGTACTATCTCCTTGAGAGGTCGTTTTAACAAAATCACACCACACCAGTACAAACTATTATCATTTATAAACTTTTTCTAAAAAATAAAAGGGAGAAAAAATTAAGTTTATTCAAGAGACGCTCTTAATCTTACCAATTTTTCAAGTTCAGGAGTTCTTTTACATTTTTTTCCAATCGCACCAGCACCACCTGTTTTAATATTATTTAAACTCCAATTGTCTCCGTCAGCACCGTTATTTTCGATAATCCATATGTAATCGTCTTGTATCACGTACCATACGCCTCCCCCGTAGATATCGGGCGGATAAATTTTGTCAGTGAGAACTTCACCTTTTGGAAAATCAATTTGACTCCCATCTGGGTTTCTTGGACATTCTCCCTCTGTCATCTTAATTTTCCACCACGCTTCCGAAAGAAGCTTTTCTTTTCTTTCCTCTTCCTTCTTTTTTTGATATTCTTCAGGGTGCTCTAGTTTTTCAATTGTGTCATAATAACCATCTTCATTGTATTTTCCTTCCCATTCAAGTTTTACTTCATTTTTCTCGTTTACACTAAAGATTTCTTCATGAAGACACTTGAAACAGGAAAGGATGAAAAAGTTTTGTCCCCATCTTCCAGGCTGAAGTTTTCCATTGCACGTTGGACAAGTTCTTTCTATCGAATACGCAAGTTTTCTCACTTGTTCAATCCTCTCCTCTCTTTTCTTCTCCTCTTCAATTTCTTTCAAGACTTTGTCTTTGTTCTCGACCGTATAACCACATTTCTCCAAGATTGGAATTGCACTCAGGGGGTTTACTGCCCAAACTGTCCTCTCTCCTTCACCTGTTCGATATATTGCTTTCTTTTTGTAGAGTTCATCGAAAACAGGTCTTGGAACTCTCTCCGACAGTCTCCAATAGGAAAAACTGTCATCATCTAACTCAAACCAACTTCGAACTATTTTAATACTCTTTTCCAACATACATCACCTTACCATTAGTATAAGAATGCGACCTTTATAAACATTTCAGTGGAAAAATAACATTTCCATTGGAATAATATGAAGTGCAGTGGAAAAATGGTCTTTATATAGTAGTCATGTATATAGGGAGTTAGGTGAGGAAAAAATGAACAGGATAAAGAAAAATGGTTGGAAAGAAGAGGTGTTAAAGGAAATATTGGAGACTTCAGAGGCTGAAGAAAAGATTTTTGAAGAGATACTTAAGGTAGCAGAAAACTTAGGTTATTCGGTGGACGACATCATATTCCATGCAGATGAGGTGGGGCAAAAGATAACTTTAGAAAAACTGATAAACACTGCA